AATTTATCTTTCAGACTTTATCCGGGAAACAGTTGAAAGGAAATCACGGCGCAAGCCGTCAAACTCACTGGCTGTTTACAGTGCCCTGATAGGACATATAAACAGTTTTTCCGCAGAATACGATTGTGACATATTCACCAATTCCGTCACAGAAGAGTTCATTGAAGATTTTATCATTTACCTTGAGAATGTTGGTTTGCGGCATAACACGATTGTAGGTTACATTATGAAATTACAATCTATGGTTCGCAAGGCTTCACAGTACAATTATGCCGTCGACCCTACTTATAATCAAATAGACTTGCATCTGGAAGATACTTTTGCAGTCTTCTTGAGCATGAATGAGATTACGCGCATCTATTATTATAAGTTCAGGAAACAGGATAGCAGAAGGGCGAAGGAGAAGATACGTGATCTGTTCGTTGTTGGTTGCTTGACAGCATTGCGTTATTCGGACTATTCAACGCTGACGCTTGACAACTTCCAGAACGATTTTATCGTGAAGCGTACAAAGAAGACCAATGTCACCGTGAAGGTTCCAATGCATGATTATGTTCGCGAGATTATAGCCAAGTATGGTGGTAATATCCCTAACGGACTTTGCATTCAGTACTTTAACAAATATCTTAAACTGATCATGCGCGAAATTGGATTGACAGATAAGATTA